GAGGAAGGATCAGCTACTTTAGCTGCCTCTTTATATCCAACATCTAAAGCTACAGCTATTGAATGAGCCATAGTTATACCAGCAGGTGGTAAAGAATGTGGATGTAAATTTCTATACCTCAAGGCTGCTACAAAAGCTTTATAAGATACACCTTCAATAGCTAAAAGATTAGATAAACCTAATACGCCTAAACCTACTTGGTTATCTCTTCTTTTATAAATACCTGACTTATCTGCTCCAGTCTTTTTGAAAAGAAGGCACAGAAATTCCATACCATGAACCATTGCACTAGGTATCTCACTAACTGAGGTAACTCCTCCTAAATTTATGTGACTTAAGAGACAGGTATCTCTTGACTTAATTAAAATCTCTTGACATACATTGTGATAAATCCTTTCACCCTCTTCGTCAAACTGCTTTTTAACAATCCATATATCTCCTTTACTTGCACCATCCATGATGGCTTTTAAAACAGTAGGTTTATTGATTACATTTTCATCAACATTAACGCAACGTTTAACCCAAGGTATTCGAGAACGATCATAAGAAATAAACTCAAGAATATCAGCATGGTCATAATCCAAATGACAACAAACCGCACCGTTCTTGAACTCGCCACCTCGTCGAAGGGTTTCGTTGAACTTACTATATATCTCCATGAAACTGCATGGTCCTGACGCTGTAAGCCCTTTTCCATTTTCAGATCCTTTCGGACGTAATTTACTCAAATGGATAGCAACTCCAGCTCCATAACGCAATGCTTTAGAACAGAACTGCCAAGATCCCTCCAGACCGTCTTCATGCTCATCCATTGTGTCTTCCACAACGAATACAGTACAAGACATCGGATAGCGTCTTGTAGGCTCTTTTAGCCAGCTATCTACACGCCCTGTTACTGCTAGAGCTGGTGTAAATCCTTCTTGAAGAATTGGTTCTTTAAGTTTCATAAGTCTGAGAGAACAGGCGGTACATAATTCTTTCCTTTTTGAACCTTACCGTCTTTAAATTCAAAAGGAATTTTAGTTTGATTGGATGAGTACACTCTGTCAAATGCTTCATCAGGATCTACACCCATAAGATGTAATAATCCGTAAGTTGTCCATATTAAATCGCAAGCTTCTTTAATAGTTTGCTCACGCCCTTCATTTTTAAAGGCGTGTAGAAGTTCATAAAACTCCTCTTCTACAAAAGATAATTGTTGCTCTTGATAAATAACCCCTCCATTCTTATGAGAATCAGGACTGGTTAATTGGCCCGCCGAACGCATCCATGTCTTTACCAACTCGGCATTGGAACTCAGGGTCATCAGATTCTAATAAGGACTTGTATAAGGATACGTCATGGGGCTTCATTTTGTTCTCTTCACGTTTAATTAAACGCCTAAGATACCATTCAGCCTTCTTGAGATCCTCTAAACCATTTTTTGATTCATATCTGGTGACGTATTTAATTACGTTACCTTCAAGAAAATCGAATGCGTGACTCTCAATGTAGTCAATACATTCCACTACGGCTTGGTCATGTCCGTAGTAGGAAGGGTTGGTGGGGTCCATAGTGAAATGTCATCATAAGTGTATTCGGTAGCCCTAAGAATACGGGCTAACCTTGCCTGATTTAAAGCATACTGTTCACTTAAACCCTTCTTCTCATAGGTTTCAACTACAGTTCTCCATGCGGAGGTAGAGTCGAAGTCCTCAAGGGGGATAAGTTTTTCCGCAGTTTTCTTACCAATAGTGGGGCAGCCACTATAGCCGTCAACAGCGTCCCCAATGAGACACTGGCGGTAGAAATAGGCATCAGCTTCATCCTCCGAAATTAAATATATGTCTCCATCTTCATCCAGATGGAAACCAGGAATTTGTTTTAAATCCTTGTCACCAGACCATATTACAGGTGACTGATCCACCAGTCTCGTGCTTAGGATTCCTAAAACATCGTCTGCTTCTAGTCTATACCAGCATTCAGAAGGGTAGGAATTTTCTATTCTACGCCTAGCCTCTTTAAAACCTACAGGCTTAATTCTATGCCAAGTACCTCTTCTATTTCCTTTATAAGAAGGATCTACTTTATGACGAAAGTTGTCTTCAGCAGTCCAGCAAAGACTAACCTGAGTAGCTTTTACCTGATCTTTCTTTTTCTGTAGAAAAGAATCAAATAAGAACTCAACTTCTTTAACATTTAGATGCGTAGTAATAATATCAGGCATCCATTCTATTTCTGCTTCACAAACTTTGACAGCCTGAAACAGAAGCATGTCTGCATCAATTAGTAAGTGCATTTGTCAAGAAGACTCCTACTGATTAATTTACATTGACGAGTAGCGCTTAGTAACGCATCCATAGCTTCATCTACATCTCGTAAAGAATGATCAATTAAATCAGCTTCTGAGGGTTTTAGAGGTCTTGTCTTAGAACTTGGCCCCTCATAAGTAGTGAATCTATGTTTACACTCCTCATTAAGACATAATCTACGCCTTCTCGTAACATTCCCGTCATAGGAATGTGATCGTGACTCTAATACTGTTGTGCGTGATTCACAGAGAATGCATTTCATAAACCCCTTTTAATCTTGACCCACCTTATATGCTTTTACCAGATAATTAAGTGCCTGTAGGACACCTGTTATATTGTCACCTAACTTACCTATACCTGTATTGCAGTTATGACATATCCATCCTCTATGATCACCAGTTTTGTGGTCGTGATCCCATGAAAGAGCTACATCAGTTCTACCACAGCATTCACAAGGAGTACCAGCATCAGGTGTGGTCTGACCTTTACGCAACTTTACATATAAACTTTGCTTGTAATTAAAACACTCTTTACATTCTGGTCTTGTCCATGTCCCATTAGCATGGAAATCAATTAAATATTTTTCTTGTCCACAGATTTTACAAATCTTAGTGACATTCGGCCCAGTTGTTGCCAATTTTATATTCACTTTCTATGGGTATCCTTATATTAAGCTCTTTACCTGCTTTTTTTGAAGCCTCTGTAGCTATTTCGGCTAGTTGTTGAGAAAGAGAGCCTCTTACTGAGAATTGAATTTCATCATGAACATGAGCTAGGAAGGTCCAATCTTTTCCATAAACCATACCAGCATTTATTAAATCGTCATAACAAATGTTGTACCAAAGCTTACTTACAATTGCACCGCAGCTCTGGAGTAAAAAGTTTAATGCACTATGAGGAGATCTAATCTTAATAGGTCTACCATCAATAGCCTTAATAACTCCCTCTTCTTCGGCTTTTGCTGTTACTCTTTTAGTAAGCTCCGCTAAAGCTGGCATATTTTTGTAATATCTTTGCTTTAGTTTTTTACCATTTTGGCCAGTGATCTTGCTTAGGCGTTCTGAACCAGCCCCGTAAATAAGGCCGTAAAAAAACGTCTTCGCAAGATCTCTAGTTTCCAAGCCAGCGGCATGTTGGTTCGCAGAATGAAGGTCGCCCTCTAGTACCTCCTTCGCAAACTTCCCATTGTCGAAAGGCCAGAGGTAGGAGCTTAATGCTCTTGCCTCAATTCCAGAAAGATCACATCCTACCTGCTTGGGGGAGTCCTCTTCTACCATCGGACTCTTCTTACTTAACCGTCCCTTCGGGAGTGAACAATTTGGTAGAACGTTAGGTCCAAACAAAGCTCGGCACTCCGAACCCAAATAAGACCTAACCGCAGGAATTTGGGACATGTTGGGGTGGATGTGACTAGCTCTCTGGGTAGCGCAACCAACCGTAATAACACTTCCATGAATACGATTGTCTGACCCGACCAATCTTAACCAAGCATTGCTACCAGTACTTAGTTGTCCGAGTCTTTTTTGAAGAGTAAGCGAAGTAACAAAGTCCTCCGCCCCAGAAATATTCTTAAGAACCCCTTCATCAATCTTTGGTTTCCCTGTATTGGTGAAAGTTTCTGCATTCCATTTCAGATGGTTCTTTAAAACCCAAGCTATGTGATCCCTAGAGTTAGGGTTCAAGGGAACCAAACGACACATAGTGGCTTTAGCTATGTATCCCCTAGAAGAATCATTTCGCTTAGGAGTGAATAATCCTCCATCAACGAAAGGGAACCGTTGTCTCAATCTTTCATCGATGTCCTTCAGTTGTGAGACAATCTCTGCTTCTAGTTTCATTGCCCCTTCGCAATCAAACGCAAAGCCAGATTGCTCTTGTTTTGAGATAAGAGTTGCAAACCTCATCTCAAGGTCAACAGCAGAAGGGTACTTATCAACCTTTGGCTGCAGCCTACGCCAAAGCATAGCAGTTACCTTGACATCAGACTTACACCTCTCAGCTAATTCGTCAGTTAACTCTGAAAAATCTGTCATATCAGCATGTTCCTTATGCAACCCAAGTCTGTATCCATAAGCCTCAAGCTTATGCCTTCCATACATTTGTATTGGCATGTCTTTCCATTTTCTTTTGTGATCAATATCAAGGATGTCTGGATAAAACATTCTGGCAAGTATCAAAGTATCTATAACTTTTCCTTTTGGTTTAAAGCTTGGATAAATTTTCTTAATGGCAGGGATATCATATTGAATGATATTGTGACCTATTAACACTTCGGCCTCTTCTAATATTTTTAACCAGTCCTTCTTATATAGCTTAATGTGACTACTATCACCAATTGCACAGCAATGAATCGTAGTTATTTCACTCAACTTCAAACCGTTCGTTTCTATGTCGAACAGTATCGTTGAAGTAGGTCTTGAGTTTGTTTCTAGTGCAATAGTTGGTAAAGGACTTAAGTGTGTCCTTTTCAAGGGAATGGACGAAATCATTTTCTTTGAAGAAACTTTGTAAAGGACGTTTAGCTTTTTCTGAAGCTGCAAAAGCTGAATACTTTGTACTATTAATTCGTGTTATATAAACATCAAAAGTCGGATTCAATAAAACCATTAGTCTTTACAAAATTTGGAGCATCTTCAAGCGTCACCATTCTGCCAGACTTTTCATCATATTTCACCTGCCCTGCTTGACCTACCCATCCGCTGAATCGATTTTTGAGGATTCGCACTGTTGTTCCATCAGAATCTGAATCTTGTTGGTCCCTCTCCAAGCCAATGACAATGTCGCTAAGGCAAGCGATACTTGAACTACCCCTAAGACTAGAAAGGGAAGTTTGCTGCCCGTCTTCATAACCTTTATTTCCTTGTGGTCTTCTTAAGTGACTAACCAATATTAGACCAGCTCCAGTTTCTTCTACCAGAGATCTGAGTTTGGTCATCGTCCTATCGATTGCCTTGACTTCATTACTTTCATCTGAACCTGATACCAAGATCGATAGATGATCGAAAATAACCCAATCACAACCCAAGCTGACAATACAGTACCTGACCCTATTAAGAAGTACATCACAGTCAAGGGAGCCAAAATGATCGTAGAGCCAAAGCCTCCCCGTTCCCAAGGTTTCCTTGAATGCTTGTTCGATTTGTTCATCAGTAATGTCTCCTTTGTTGATGTGAATTGGATGATTGAGATTGATTCCTATAAACCTTCTTGCAGTTCTGCGTAGATTCTCTTCTAATGAGATAACCCCAATAGTTTGATTCTGTCGCACTAATAAGTCATAGGCAATTTCATTTACAAAAGTTGATTTACCAACCCCTGTTCCTGCAGTGACTGTCAGGAGTTCTGATTTCCTTAGACCCTGAAGCTTGTCATTAAGAAACTCATATGGATACTCAGCACTGTCTACGTTTGGATCTTCTAGTACTTCCTCTAGCAATTTAGAGGCGTTGATTATACCGTCAGGTTCGTATTCTTTAGCATCCCAAACCATTCTTGTAATAGCTTGAAAGTCTTCTGCCATTAAAGCTTCATTAGCATCCTTATAACCCTCAACAGAACCTATCTTCCCCTTACGTGGTGGAAGTAGTTGTATATCTCTTTGAGCTGCTTTCTTTCCAGCCTCATCATTGTCATAACACAGTATGACCTCCTCCCATTGAAGTAACCAAGGTAACTGAGCCTTAATTATCTTATGTCCAGACTCAGCACCATTAGGCAGTGATACACAAGCCCATGACTTCCTTACAGCATGATATGAAAGGCAGTCATACTCACCCTCAAATATCACTAACAACTTACCACCATTACCCCACTTCTCTTGACCTAAGAAAGTACTATCATCATTTGAGCCATGCATGATGAACTGCTTATTCTTCTTCCTTATCTTGTAACCAGTTAAGCGTCTCTGATTATCATAGATAGGCCAGAAGTAAGCAGACTCACCACCATGAGTACCTTTTAAATAGTCAAAGAACTTGGCACTGTCTTGTGGTATCTTCCTTCCTTTTATTGCTACTGCTTCACCAATAATTGGTTCAATTTCTTGTAGAGTTGTAGTTGATTTCATTTGGGGTAAAGGATTAGAACTGTTTGAATAAACTTGGTAATCACAATAAGGAGTAAAACACTTTTGGCTGCCGTCTTCCCAAACGGCTAAGTTATTCTTACTCCCACATTTAGGGCAAGGTAAGTGTTGGACACTCATAAATCCCCCCATTGATCACACATAGCCTGAGCTATACCATCGTATGTTTTACTGCGTTTCTTCCAGCGATCCTTAGATGGTCCTAGTTTATTCTGACCGCTAGGTGTTTGGTTCTCCCAGTACCCACATTCAGGCTTGCTGAGTATTTTTGTAGGGTTTAAATGATTTAATCCCCTGAGCCATAAGCAGGTGCGCTTAGATTCTGGATGACCAAATTCATACGGCTGGATTATTTGGCTTGGCTTACCAAGTTTTGTTTTAGTAGAGATAACACTGACAGGATTCTCAATACACATCTTTGGTATTGGTGCATCCCATAATGCAGTGACGAAATCTAAAGCCCTTTGTTGTCTACCATCAGCTATCTTCTTAGCAAAGTGAGCAGCACCTGAGACAGCTATATCAGTACACGGTGGGTGTAAAATCGCCAAATCCCAGTCGTTGTCTATGATATCGAAGATATCTCCTTGGTGATGTGGTCCCTCTACTTCAGTAGGGAGTAGGTCACAACTCCAAGCATCATGTCCTGCTGCTATGAACTTATCTCTGATAACACCAGAATGTTCACATCCAATTAAAACTCGCATTTAAAAAACCTCCAAGGTGGGGATCAATCCTTGGAGGCTTTCAGGTATCCTTTACCAACTGAACTATAGCGCAGTCCAGCGTCTAGGCAAGTGTGGCCCTTTGCACCAAGGAATGTTGTACTTATCACACCACTGGGCATAAGTCATCTTTGCTGTACGACTTAGCTTTTGGTGTGGATTCTGGAAACACATCCTGATATCTACATCAGGGTGTTGTTCCTTAAAGACTTTGATAAGTCTTCTGTCTTCTGCGTCAAAGTAACCCTTAATCTCTACGACTATGCCGTTAGCTAACACTATGTCTGGTGTGTAGCGTCTAGGGATTACTACGTCATACTTGTGTTTCTCGTATTCGTAAGCAATCCCATCAGCAGTAAGACTCTTAGCTACCTCTGACTCAAACCCCGAACGAAACCCATCTCTTGTACGTCTTCCGTACTTGTGGAATCTTCGGGAGGTCATAAGCGTTAGAAGTCTTCGTCTTCGTCAGTTACAGTAGCAGGTTCTGTAACATTAGGTTTATTTTGCTTAAAACCTTTATGCTTTTTAAACGCAGTGGCTACGTCAAAATCACCGCTGTCTCTACCCTCTGCAGTTACAGCTTCAACAACTTGCATACCTTGTGGACATAGTCTCATCCCACCTTTAGTTGCTTTAGGAGAAATAAACTTAGGCTTTACTTGACATATGACCGCAGTACCTTCTCTAAGAATAATATCCTCTGAGATAGGTTCTAAATCACCATCAACTATAGGGAATGGGAACTCCTTATACTTTGGTTTGGCACATAATCTAACGATTACTGAACCATCTTCCTCAGTAGAGAAAGGAGCATCAAAGAAGGACTTACCATTACCTCCATGCGTTCTATACCAGTCACAAGATTTCTCATAAGCTTCAGTTAAGTCTTCTAATAAGCTATCTACATCAGACTCCACCTTAATCTTTAACCTATAGTCACTAGGTTGACCTTGATATGTTGGTGGCTTTGAGTGATGAGGTACAAAGCCTACGAAAGTTCCACAAATTTGCATTTGAATTAATTTGTAAAGGACATACAGAACGTAAGAGTAAGAACAACCTCTAGGCAACCTTTAATGTGACACTTGAAATGGTGTCATATATAAACTACATCTCATGAGTACTCTTAATTACACTTAAAATTAAGTTTGTTGATTTGTTCTTTAAGTAACAACCGTATAACTAGCTAAGTACTATCACCTATAATATGCATATACTTTTATTACAATTTATGAAGTTTGCAATCGCTCTAGCTGCATTACCTCTAATGGCTACAGCTCCTGCCCTTGCTGGTGGTCTTTATACAAACGTAGAATCTAATGCATCGTACACAGGCTCTGACTTTACTAACAGAACAACCGATCTCCATTTGGGATACGAAAATTCTGCAGGATCTCTTGACTATTACATACAAGGTGGACCAGCCTTTGTTAACCCTGACGCTGGTGAGTCTGATACTCAATTCAGTGGCAAGCTAGGAGCCTCTGTAGCAGCCACAGAGAAGCTTGATGTATATGGTGAGGTATCTCTCCTAACTGCTGAAGCTACAGACAATAACTACGGTACAAAGATCGGTGCTAAGTACAAGTTCTAACCATGAATGACACTCAAGTTATCCAAAAGGAACCACAAGTAAGAGCCATTGATGCTGGTTCAGTTAATGAAAGAGCTGAACTATTGAATGGCAGACTTGCTATGATTGGTGTAGTGGCCGCTTTAGGAAGCTACATAGTCACTGGTCAATTGATCCCCAACATTTGGTAGTATTCCTACGTCCGTTTACCTCTTAGCGGAGGCGCATGTAGTCACAGCATGAAACGGGGCTGTGATACTGGAGTCTACTCATGGTAAAACTAACTTACCGTGGCGTTCCTTACTACAGACGCTAACTAACCAAACAAAAGCTCTCTTTATGAGGGCTTTTTTAAATTCATACGATGATGTCTCTCTTGCTCACTATCTTTCCAATCATTTATGAGCCTAGATTTGGCATTTTCTTCTTCTTGCTGTGTCCACTCATTCTGCTTTGCTATGCGCTCTATCTGTCTAAGTTCGCTAAGTAAACTATCCACTTGTGACCCCTGACTCATCACCACCCTTCTTGTCGTTCTCTGGGTGATGTTGGACTTCATATAAAGAGTGTCTCCGACCGTCTGGACCTATATAATAACATCCGTTATCTCTAATCTTTCTGTAATCTTCTTGTAATAAATCCCCAAATGCGTGTACTAATTGTTGGCATGTTCCTGCTTCCAGTACTGATTTATGTAAGTCTGACTGAGCTTCTGCTACTGCCGCAACCCTTTCAGCCCCCTCAAGGCCCCAAAGCACTTCGTGTTCTTCATCCCCCTCGTGATCTAGGAACTCCATAGCTATCTCTGCTCTCTCTTCTAGTATTCTCATACGACCTAGTAGTAGTGGTAGGTAATCACTAGCCATCTTCCTGAGTGGTGCGTAGAATCTATCCCTTGCTGTTAGTGTGGATTGTGTCATTTGACCTTTAATGTCTCTTCTAGTTTAAAGCATACTAAATCTATTGGGCGCTTGGAATACTTACTC